GTGGATATGCGAAGTCCGCCACGATGCTGATTCGTCAGTTGGTGGACGCAGGAACCTTAAGCAACCTGCCCGGCGGGTTGAAAGCTAGGGGCTTGAGGATCAAGGGAGATGACACGCCTATACAGCCCGGGGAATTTAGGGACGTAGATGTGCCTTCCGGATCGATCCGTGACAACATTTTACCACTTCCGTACAAAGAACCAAGCCAAGTTCTGTTTAGTTTGTTCCAAAACATTGTTCAAGAGGGAAGGCAGTTTGCTTCGGCTGGAGACATGAAGGTTTCCGACATGTCGAGCCAAGCCCCCGTAGGAACAACTTTGGCTATATTGGAGAGAACTCTGAAGGTGATGGGCGCAGTTCAGGCCCGTATGCATTTCAGCATGAAGCAAGAGTTTAAACTGCTCAAAGCCATCATTGCTGACTACGCCCCGGAAGAGTACGACTACGAGCCAGAAGCCGGAAGTCGCAAAGCCAGACAGAGCGATTACAACTTGGTTGATGTCATCCCCGTCAGCGATCCTAACGCTGCCACGATGGCCCAAAAGATTGTTCAGTACCAAGCCGTCTTCCAGTTGGCGCAGTCTTCTCCCCAGTTTTATGACATGCCGCTACTTCATAGGCAGATGATTGAGGTATTGGGAATCAAAAACGCATCTAAATTGGTTCCAATTGAAGATGACATGGTTCCAACCGACCCAATAACCGAGAACCAGAATGTATTAACCGGGAAGCCCGTTAAGGCATTTATTGAGCAAAACCACCAAGCTCACATTCAGGTTCACATGTCTGCGATCCAAAATCCCAAGATCCAGCAGTTGATGCAGATGAACCCACAGGCTCAGGCAATTATGGCTGCGGCGATGACCCATATCAACGAACACATTGCTTTGGAATACCGCAGGCAAGTGCAAGAGGAGATGGGCTTGATTATTCCTGACGAGGAAAACAACAAACATGTCCCACATGAAGTCGCAGAACAAATCGCAATCAAAGCCGCACAAGCTTCTCAGCAGCTTCTTCAAAGGGATCAACAACAGGCCCAACAACAAGCTGCCCAACAACAAATGCAGGATCCCGTTGTCCAGATGCAAATGCAAGAACTCCAGCTTAAACAGCAGGAGTTGCAACTCAAAATGCAAAAACAGCAAATTGAGGCAGCCGAAAAGGCAGATCGAATCCGGATTGAAGAAACCCGTATTGAGACTCAAAAGGAAATTGCAGCTATGCAAGTCGCAGCCACAGCCGCAGCGGCAAAAGACAAGCTCAAAAACCAAATGGAGTTTGAGGGAGCCAAACTGGGCGTTGATATTGCCAAGCATAAAGCTCAATCAGCCCAGCAGAGATTTCAACCTAAGAAGGAGAAAACTTGAACGAGACGCAACTATTGACCCATTTGGTCAATGAATTATCCCAGCAAAGAAAAACGTATGAATTCGCGTGCTCTCGCGGTTCTGCGAAAGACTTTGCTGAGTACAAAAGCCTGTGCGGTGTGCTCCAAGGTCTTGGCATCGCTATAGAGTTAATTAACGACCTTGTGAAGAAACTGGAGCATGACGATGAGTGAAGTAAACCTCGGCCTAGCGGTCGATCTGTCCAACGTTCTTAATCAAGAGGCGGTGGAAAAGGCAAAACAATTGCCAGAACCGAAAACTTACCACATCCTGACGGTCGTACCTGAAGCGATGGAAGAGTTTGCGGATAGTTCGTTAATTAAACCAACCCAAACCATGCATTACGAAGAGGTGCTGACCCCAGTGCTTTTTGTCGTCAAGCTTGGCCCGGATTGTTATAAAGACAAAACCCGCTTCCCAAGCGGCCCGTCCTGTAAAGAGGGCGACTTTGTCATTGTTCGTCCAAACTCGGGCACCCGCCTAAAGATTCATGGCCGCGAATTCAGAATCATTAATGATGATTCAGTAGATGCGGTTGTTGAAGATCCACGCGCAATCGCCCGCGCAGCATAAGGAGGAACTATGACTACAGAATTCAAAGACGACGAATTTAAATTTCCAGATGAAGTGGAAACCGTCGAAAAACCAGAGATCGATATTGAAATAGAAAACGATCTTCCTCCTGCTCGACAGAATACTGTCGATGAAAAGGATGTAGAGCCATCTGACGATGAGCTAAAAGACTACGGCTCCCGAGTCCAGCGCCGCATGAAAAAGTTTGCGGACGGTTACCATGAAGCTAAAAACGCCCGTGAAATTGCCGAAAAAGAACGGCTGGCCGCAGAAGATTTTGCCCGAGCAGTTTATGAGGAAAACAAAAAACTCAAAGAGCAAATCAAATTTGGCAGTGAAGTCTTAATTGAAAACTCCAAATCCTCTGCGCAGATCAAAATGGAAGCTGCGGAAAAAAGACTGAAAGAAGCCTTTGAACAGGGTGACGGAGAGAAACTAGCAACAGCCCAAAGGGAAATTACCCAAGCCGCTTTGGAAATGGATCGCGCAAGCACCATGAGGCCGGTAGAAGTTCAGGATAATTTTAAAATTCCCGAACGCCAACCTGAGCAAAAGGTAAGTCCCAAAACCCAAAAATGGGTCAAAGATAACTCAGATTGGTTTGGATCCGACGACGAGATGACTATGCTTGCAATGGGGCTTGACAAAAAGTTGCAAAAAGAGTATGGTGCCGACTATGTCGGCAGTGATGAGTATTTCAAAACTATCGACGGCGTTATGCGCAAAAGGTTTCCTGAGTACTTTGACACTCAGAGCGAACAGGATGACCCCCCTGAACCAAAAAGGGCCAGACCAGCGGATGATGAAGAATCATCGCGCCGAGCAAAGTCAGCTTCTGTAGTTGCGCCCGCAACACGAAGCACCCCGCCTAATCGTGTCAAACTGAAAGCTTCACAAGTTGCGTTAGCTCGCAAGCTTGGGATATCGACAGAGGAATACGCAAAACAGGTAGCAATTCTTAATAGAGGTGAATGATGGAAGATCTTAAAGCACAAAAGCGCGACGCACGTACACAAGAGACCCGCGAAGCATCGTTTAAACGCATTGAATCGTGGAGACTTCCCGATACGTTGCCCATGCCGGATGAACGTCCGGGGTGGAAACATCGGTATATACGTGTGGAATCTTTGGGGCAATCGGATGCCAGAAACATCTCATCGAAACTCAGGGAGGGATACGAGCCTGTGAAGGCCGAAGATTACCCCGAGTTAATGACCAACCCGGTCTCAGACGGCCAGTTTAAAGGCGGTATTGAAATTGGAGGTCTGCTACTGTGCAGAATTCCAGAAGAGTACTTGAAGCAGCGCGAAGAATATTTCGCTAAGCAAAATCAAGCTCAGATGGAGTCTGTTGATCAAAACTATATGCGTGAAAATCATCCTCACATGAGAAAGTTTTCGGAACGATCTACAGAGGTGACTTTTGGTTCTGGTTCTAAATAAATAAGGAGTCTTATATGGCTTATCCCGTTATCAATGCCCCATACGGGCTAAAACCGATCAATTTGATCGGTGGACAGGTATTTGCGGGTTCTACTCGTGAATACGATATCCCCTACGGATATTCGACTAACATTTTCTACGGCGACATCGTTGGTTTGTCACGTGGTAATGTGCAGCGTTTGTCTGTTACTACTGGTACTCTCGGCACCGTAACAGGTGTGTTCTTGGGTTGTTCTTACACCAACCCCCTGACCAAGCAAAAGCAATTTGCGCAGTATTGGCCCGCTTCTACGCTGGCTGGTGACGCTGTTGCTATCGTTTGCGATGATCCCGACACCGTGTTTAAAGCTGTTGTGTGTTCTGCTACTACCGTTGTTGCTGGTGGCGCTCGCGCCATGATCGGCCAAAACTTGGCTATGATCAACAACACTGGTAACGTGAATACCGGCAACTCTGCTAACGCTTTGTTGGCTCCTAGCGCTACTCCAGCTACAACCGACGCCCTGCCAGTGCGTGTTTTGGGTCTCGTGCCCGATACCGAAGTGGCTTTGGGTACTGCTACTTTCTCTAGCATCTCTACCGCCACCATCACTTGCTCGGCCTTGCCTTTCGCATTGCCCGTAGGTACAGATGTGGGTTCGTTGGCTGCTAACGGTCAGTACATCCCATCCGGCTCGTTTGTTGCAACCGCAGCCGCTGCTGGCGCTACTTCCGTTGTATTGAACCAAGCTCCCGTGTCGGCCTTTGCTGCCAGCTCTACGCTTGTGTTTAATCAGTATCCAGAGTTGCTGGTTAAGTTGAACTTCGGTCAACACCAGTATTACGCTGCCACCAGCATTGCTTAAGGAGTAACTAAAAATGGCAATTTCACGCGCACAACTACTTAAGGAACTCCTGCCCGGCTTGAATGCTTTGTTTGGTATGGAGTACGCTCGTTACGGTGAAGAGCATAAAGAAATTTATGAAACCGAATCTTCTGAGCGTTCCTTTGAAGAAGAAACCAAGCTGTCTGGCTTCTCCGCCGCCCCGGTGAAGAACGAGGGCGCTGCCATTGCTTATGACAATGCGCAGGAAGCTTGGACTACCCGCTATAACCACGAAACCATCGCTTTGGGTTTCTCGATTACCGAAGAGGCAATCGAAGACAAC